TATTCTAATAGAAGTTGGTCGTAAACTAGGTTATCTCGACACCATTGTGCAATCGCAAAATAATCTTTTTTTGATATTCCTTTAAACTGTATGTCGCAGGCCATGCCTTTGGGGTGCTGGCTGGTTGCTGAACCTGTACCAACTGGGCGCCAGGTATTGGTTAAAAACGCATTAGAGTATTGTGCTTTCACTGGTTCCACTATGTTAATGGCCAGCAGTTTTAAATTACATACAATTTGTTCTAAAGTTAATCCGCCTGTGCCATCTCTCAGAGCATGATCAAATACCACAGATGGTTTTCTAGTCATCTTACCTACTGTATAATTTGCAGTTAGCTGTATTGCGTCAATTGCGTCACCAGTCGGTGCTACCACTGTAGGATATTCAGGACTTGGAAACAAAGCATGAATGTCTGCACAATCTGTGGAAATTACCACACCTGCATTGGTTCCTGTACTAGTGTCATTTGCACTAACAACTGGAGTATTACCGGCTGCAACTTCGGCGGCACTTAGTGTACCTGCGGCCACAGCAGCAGCAATTCGTGCAGCACCGCCACCGGGATTGACAATATCTTCTTCATCGCCTGTGTTGATTTCTCGATTTGATTCGGTATCTTGATCAACTGAATCTCCAACAAAGACATTTGAGCTGCCTCCAACTCTTACATGCCCACATGAATCCGGATTGTCTGTGAAATTAACTGATACATTGTGAGCAAATACATTAGACGATCCATTGGCCGTGACAATTCCACTGTGAGCATTATATGGCATGTGTGTGGCCACTGCACTACCATTGACATTGACTAATATGCTATTGGCATAGACAGTGCTGTTTCCATCTCCGTTGGTGGTAGGGGCGCCATAATCATTTACGTCACCTATTCTTTGAACTGGTCTATCTCCGCCTGACATGCAACTATTTAACTTAGAGCAATGCCAGTGGTGCCCTGCACGTATTGATCTGCGGCATCCTTCTTGGCAGGAGCAATCACTAATATATGCATCTGTTTGATAGTGATAGTGTCTTTGTTGGCTAGAAACATAAATGGGATCATACCCAGTCCCTGTGCTCCCAGTGTAACTGCTAAGGGGCGACTGATTTTGATATGCTGATCAGTTTCTTCTTCTAGTCGTGCAATCAGTTCTTCACCGTTGGCCAGTTTAACACTGACAATATCGCCTGTGGCAATGGGTTTTTCAAGTAACATATTTTTTTCCTTTTATAGTTCGCCCGCCTGGGCTAGTTTTAATATCAAGCTGTAATGCTCATACGCTTTTTTAACTGCGGGATAGGTATCACGCAGATATTTTTCTTGTTCTTTCTGTTCCATGAGTATCTCAAACATATTATAACGACCTTGACTTTTCATGTTGTTAAACACTTGTTCTTCAAACTCTGCTATTCTTTGTAATTCACTTTCACTGATTTCCACAGTGTATAAAGTTTCTGTTTCTAATGTTACAAAATCACTGTCATATTTGTTATAGTCCTCTTGGAACTTGAATAGATTAATATTGGCCTTGGTATGTTTGTATGCTCGTTTGTTTGTATCAACTACGCGAAGCTGATGATCAAGGCAGAAATTTCTTACTGTTTCACTGGGGTTGGACATATTCTGAGACCATTGGAAATATTTCAGCAATTGCCTTGGCACACTCACGGGCTACTTCCATGTGTTCTTTCTGTGTGCCGTTGCCTGAACGCAGTTCAATAAAATGTACCCATGAACGTAGAGTGCCATTCATATATAATCGACTTTCTGTCAGTCCTTCGGGCAACACAGCACGAGCCTGTTCTTTGGCAATACCGTTGTCGACTGCCCATCGGTAAGCATTTAACGATTCACGGATAACACGGTTCTGCATTTCTTCCCATTGTGCGGCAAGGAATCTGTGTTGATCATTATTGCGTATATCAAGGTCAACACTGTTCTGTCTGTTCTTTGTGTCCTGAAGGCGAGCGTCTCTGGTAACAAACTTGAGATCTTTTGTTGGATCAGCATAGCGTTGACTGAATTCTTGGAAGCTGAAACTTCTGTGACGCAGTATCTGTCTAGCAATGTCACGTGTGGTTTCAATTTCCAAACAGGCTGAAGTCATCTCCAGTGGGCTCCAGTGTTTGTGCTTGACTAGATAGCGGATAAGTTTTTCACTGGTCTCTGTGTTTAACTGATTACTGGGATTACTGACTCTAGCACAGAAAGCTATTAGGTCCTGTGCTTCATAGATGCCTTCACTGGCCAGTTGCCTAGTGGGTTTACTACACGAAATTAATTTTACTTTCATTCTTCCTCGCCAATTAATTTTTCCATTAGTTTATAATGATCATAGGCCTTTTTAAGGGCTTTGAATTTTTCTAGTTTCTTAGGATCTGGATCTAACACAATGGCCAATCTGTCCTCTATTTTTTCAAATAGCTTGCTAAGGTCTCGGCCGTTTATCATGACCTTGCCTTCGAATTCTGCATCACCTGTGACTTTTAGACTAGCTTGATTACCGCTGCCGGTAGTAGTGATCCAAGGTTGTGTCATAGTTGTTGTACCATTTGTGGAAAATACATATGGTCCACTGTTAACACCTGCGCCAACACTATATACTGTTGGCAAGGTTCCCTGTGCTCCTGCTGGAATTGTACTATAAGCGGCCATCACCAAATCCGCCTTCTACATTCTGTAGATGCTGTTGTAGTTCATTGAACCCGCCAATTAATTGTCCGTTGATTAAAATCTGCGGAACTGTTCTAGCTCCTGGCACAGACTCCATTAGTTGTTCTTTAGTCCAATTGCCTGTTGTGATATTACGTTCTTCAAATTCAATGCCCTTGAGTTTTAATAGATTTTTTGCTCGGTCGCAAAATGGGCAAGGATCTTTACTCCATACGATAGCCTGCATATTATTATCCTTTGTGATTATTTTAAATGAAACAGGGCCTTAAAGCAAGACCCTGTGAGTTATTTGGCTGATTCTATTTCAACGATTACAGCATCGCCGACTAGTTCTTGTGCCACTTGCTCTAGTGCCGCCTGAACATCGGGTCCAGCAATACTAGATGCGTCTGATTCATTGTCTTTGACAATTTTACTAAATTTGATGACTAATACATCCTCAACAATCTTCGCCATGTTATATCCTTATAGATCAGGAAGTTCTTCATACTCCACAGTATCGCTCATAACACCGATTACATAATTGGTGCTTTCGTTTTCCTGTAGTGCTGTCTGCTTCTTGTTGATATTTACATGTTTGTTAAACCAAGGAATAGGACTTTGGCGGGGATGGTCTTCCAAATATTTGATGCCAATTTCTTTTAATCTATTAAAGGCAGTGTAATCAACAAAGTCTTTGAGAATGTTGGCATTAAGACCAATTACTACACCGCGGCTGAATAGATATTCGGCCCAGGCTTTTTCTTCACGGATCACTTCCAAATACAATTGGTAAACTTCTTCTGCACACTCTGTTTCCAGTGTGACAAAATCTGTGTCATCTTTGGTTACATTGTTAATTAACCAGGCTGTCCATTCTGCATGTAGCAGTTCATCTTGTAGAATCAAACTGATGATGTTGCCATTGCCAATATAGATTTTGTTTTCAACCATTGCCAAACTGGTGGCAAAACTCACCATGAAACGTAGAGCCTCCAAGGCATAGCTTGCGTGTAGTGCCATCCATATGGATCGCTTGTGAACCATTGTGTCAATGTGTTCTCCAGTTTCTTTGCGGCAATTGAGCACGTGAAGATCTTCATAGTAACGACCAATGTTAGCAGCCATACCAACAATTTCAGCTGTGTCGTGAATTTTGTTAAATTCTTCTTTAGGTACTCCATACACGTTCCTTATGATATGACTGTAACTTTTTGAGTGGATATTAGTTTCAAAGAAGCTCCAATTACTGACCAATGCTTCAAGTTCTGGAATACTTATAACTGGCGAAAAGACTTGATTTGGCGCACGGCCTTGAATGCTATCCAAAGCAGTCTGACGAAGTAAATTGCTAGTAAAGATATGCTTAACTGCATCACTGGCTTCCTTATGATCTATTTTGTCTTTGGTTAATGAAATTTCTTCTGGTACCCAAAAGAATCCACGGGCCAGTTCTTCAAATTTAGCAATGCGTGGATATTTTACTTCTTCAAAACGTTGAACTGTGACTGGACCTTCTGGATCCAAAAACATGTGACGTTTTAGATAGTTTGTTTGTTTTGATAAGTCGTATTGTTGTTTACTCATAGTGTGTCTCTTTATAATTTGCAGGATTCACAGTCTTCAATGTCATCATAGATAACAATGTTGTCTGCGGCGTTGATTGCGTGTCCGTTGATGCCATTTACTTGCGGTGCGGATGCTGTGTTGGTAAAGTTGGCTTTGGCTCCCACTTTGTTTATTAGACTGTAATAGATTGTCTTAATGCCCCACTTGTATGCTAACATTAGATTTTTAGCAATCAGTGTACCGGGAACTTTGGCTCCCTGGAAGTGTGCAGGATTATAGAATGTGTTAGTTGACAGACTTTGATCAATGTATGCTGCCAATACTGCGGCAGTTTTCAAATAATTAACACAGTCAGTTTGATCCCACATCAGTTGATAACGATTCTTAAGACGTTTGTACTCTGGCACGACTTGTACAAACGATCCAGCTTTTGATTCCTTGACAGAAATCAATTCCATCGGCATTTCAATTCCGTTGGTGGAGTTTAGAACAACTGAGCTGGATTCCACCGGTGCCACGGCCATTAGTGTGGCATTACGGATCCCGTATTGTTTCATACGGCTACGTAATGGTTCCCAATTTAAACTAGGAGTAAAGTCTGTTAGTTCATCAACACCTGGATTACGGCGTTCCCAAGGAAATATTCCTTTACCAGAATAAGTGTGTTCGCTACGCAGACATGGACCACGCTCTTGGGCCAATTCCACACTGGCTTCAGTAAGGTAATATGCTTGATGTTCCATCCAGCGTTTGACTTCAGCAAGACTTTCCTTTTCACCGTATTTGATATTACGGCGAGCATGCCAATAGGCAAGGTTAGTAATTCCAACACCTAAAGGTTCAAAGTCTGTATTGGCTAGCTTACTTTGTACACTTAGGAAATCTTGATATTGTAGTAGGTTACTTAGACTGCGAACTAAGATACGACAGGCTTTACGCATGTCTTGAGGATTTTTAAGTGCTCCCCAGTTTATTGATCCAAGAGTACAAAGAGCAATTCTGCCCGTCTCGTCTTCAATTCGTTGAAAAGGTCTGGTGGGCAACAGTATTTCTTGGCACAGATTAGACTGATAGATGGGGTCAACAGTCGTATCAAACGGACCTTGGTTGATGACGTTGTCAATGTTAACCAGGTAGATTCTTCCAGTATCCGTACGCTCTTTAAGTATGCCGTTCTTGAAGATCTCTTCTGCTGACACCACTTTCTTTTTAATACTCTTATCGAGCTCATATTTCAAATATAGTTTTTCAAATTCTTTTGAGTCACGATAATATGCTTGGTACAAGTCTGGAACTTCATGCGGATCAAACAATGTGATCATTTCATTGTTTTTGTAGCGATTCCAAAACATCTTGTTAACTACAACACTGTAGTCCATTTGACGTACACGAGTTTCTTCCACACCTTGATTGTTCTTTAACACAATTAAGTCTTCAAACTGGGCATGCCAGACAGGGAATGTAACTGTACAACTGGCGTTGCGAATACCGCCTTGCGAACATGAACGTAGATCAGCAAACCATTTCTTTAGAAATGGGATCATACCCGTGTGTTTGATTTCTCCGTTGCGAATTGGTGCACCTACGGGTCGAATTCTGCCTATTTCAAGGCCGATTCCGGCTCGTTTTGATGCATACTTGGCCATCATTTCTCCTGCCGCGAAAATACTGTCCAAAGTATCATCCGAACTGATAAGTACGCAACTACTAAACTGTTTAGTAGTAGTACCAAGACCTGCCAAAACTGGCGTGGCCAATGTAAAATGCCCATCTGACGCACATTCATAGTATTCCTTTACTAATTTTAGCCGTGTTTCTTTTGGTTCGTTATGAAACGCAGTTGCAGCTGCAATAGCATAACGTACCTGCGGAGTTTCATAAATTTGCCCAGTAGCTCTATTTTGAACTAGATATTTTTCACATAATTGAGCAATCGCGGCATAGGTATAAGTTTCGTCCTTACTATGATCAATAAACAAATCTATAATATCCCACTCTGCTTCAGTATACCAGTTGAGTAATTCAGTAGTATACATGCCAGCATTGACATTAGTTTTCACTATGTCATACAATTTTGGTGGTTGATAACTCCCATATACTTCTTTACGTAGCATACTAACTCGTTGACGGCCTGCTACATATTGATAGTTAACGTTATTAATTTCAAGATTTTCTGTTTCGTCTATCAAATCAACCATTGCTTTGAGCAACAATTCATCGATAGTCTCGGTAGTCATTTTGTCATGTAATTCTATTTGTGCTTTAATTTCGACCATACTTGGACTGACATTGTCAATTCCATTACAAGCATGGGCAACTTGTCGTTGTATTTTAGAGATATCTAAGGGGACGCCCTTGCCATTACGTTTGATCACTGTGATCATAATTGAAACCTTTTCTATGTGTCGAGATAATATTTACCGCAGAGCCTCTACTCTAATAAGATTTTCCACTAAAAACGTATCAGGAATAATATTGATCTTGACTACATTATCAGCGTAGTTAATAACCCAATCATTATCTATGCATACGATATTGTAGCATTTGTTATTAGCATTGTCTACAAGTGTTTTTAGTTCTATTGCAGATTTATTAAATCTTTCGGTAAATTTTAGACTATATGCAATCATCAATGCTCGTGTAAATTCATCGTATTTGTTTTCTACAATAATTTCCCAAGGGCTGGGCCAGGAATTTTGATAATAGGGATCTACTTTTCGATTGTAAGGGATATATGGTGCAGTTTTCCAAAAATCAAAAACATACTGAAAAGGATCAATATGTGTTTCTAATTCAGAACGTAATACTGACCACGAAGACAACCGGTCGTCAATTGGCAATTCGAACATTAATTAGCCCATTATTGAATGCATACTAGCTTCTACAACAACAGTGTTTCCGCTGAAATTGGTGCAAACTAAATTTGAAAATCCGTTGTATTGCCCAACACTGGTTAAAATTTGAATAGTGTCTACTGGCCTAATTGTTACTGGCGGGGTCGCATCAAAGAAGAAAGTGTACGAATTTGCTGTAGAATTATAAATGGTCCCAGTTACTGCATATTTTACACTAAACAGATCTACGGCGATACTGATTGAAAAAACAGGAACTATTGGGTTTCTAATAATATCTAAATTACGATAAGGATCCAGCGCCGTTGGGAAAGTGAATTTACTAGGGCCATTCCATGTGACTAACGTGCCAGTTGTAAACACTAGTACGGAATTAACAGGTATATCAGCAATAGTGCCTGTACTCAATGTGACCGTAGCGTTTGTGCCAGCTATTGTAACATCTGTAATTGTTGCTGTGCTTAGATTACCCACAAATGGTGGTGCGAACGCTGGCACACCGGAAGTCGGATTTCCTGGATATGATAAAGTTGCAAGAGTGCCAATACCCGGGCCATCAATCGTTAGTGGACGTAGCCCGTAAGGTAATAACTGTTCTATAGTAACATTCATACCAGTTGTGATTTCTTTAATATTTTGTCCTGCTGGTGATATTATTGAAAAA